TAACATTAGTTCTTAAATATACACTAATATGTGCATTGTTTTGATTCAATTGCAATGACATATTTAACCCACTATCCATATATGCACTTGTTCCATTTGGCGTTACTCCAGTACTCGCAAAAGTCCAACCACTTGTAAATGTACCAGTAAAACTTGAACTTTTTAAATTTTGACTACATGCTGCTGCACTTGCTCCAACCATCGGATATATAGCTTTCATTTTTGTCCATAACCCATAAGATTTTAAATCTAAAACAAGTTTATTAATAGCAATTTGTTCTATTGTAGATAAGCTACCACCTGCCGTTGTGACTCGATTATAAAATGCTATTGCATCTGTATCATCATAATCATTAGAATTCATACCCAATTTAGTAGGCAATTGACCTTGAAAAAGTTTATCGCCAAATCCGCGAAATTGCCCAAAATCTGCCATTAATAATCTCCTTTAATTGCGAATATGTTTACTCCGTCAGTAACTGCAACCGTAATTCCTACCAAAACTTTTTGACCGCTTTTCAATTGTAGGTCGCTATATGCAGTAACATTTCTAAATGATGCTTGTGTTGTACTTGCAGTAATAGGAGTTAGTGCAATTTCATCAAATAACTTCGGGCTTGTCCCACTTGTGTTGGTAATAAATATCAAAACCGAGGTAGCAGAGTTACTCCCAGCAACCTTAGCACCTATCTGTGTTATCTTAGTTCCGTCCGTTGCAGCGGTTAGCAACTCTACCAAGTTAGTAGTCGTCGCCCCTGTTCTATCTGTTGTTGCAGCCGTTACCGTTACGATTTTTGTTTCGGGTACAAGTGCGAAAATTGGTGATGTATTTGCAGCCATTTTTAATAGTTATAAAATAAATATAAATCTCCACCCGTTGATGGGGAAACTGGTAAGTTTGTTAATTGTGAACCATCCACCGCAGGGAGTTTGCCCGTTGCATCAAGTTGAACTAATTCATTTGCTCCATTGAATGTATTCCCCATCTTGGTGACATCCTCCGCGGTTAGTACATCCTCAACTCTTGTAGTGGTAAAATATAGGTTGGTGCCTTCGGTTAAATCGTCCGTGGTTTTCGTTGCAAGTGACGCATCAAATAATCCCTCCGCATAGTATAAGTTTGTGGTTCCCTCGGTTAGGTCGTCTGTGGTTTTAGCGGCTAAACTCGCATCAAATAGGGTATCGTCATAATATTTATTTGTTGTACCCTCCGTAATATCGTCCGTATCTAACACAACCGCACCAGTTTGTCCGTTAACGCTTAGCACATTTCCACTTGCTGCGATGGTTATGGTTTGTAGTGAATCATTATACGTAAACGACACATTAGAACCTGCAACTAATGCAGCTTTAACCTTTGTATAAACGCGTGTATTGGTAAAATATAGATTGGTAGTACCCTCGTCTAAAGAATCGGTTGTATTCGCGTCTAATACACGCAAACCGATATTGGCTAAGTTAGTTCTTTTAGTAACGCCTTCGCTATAGTCAACTATAGGAATACTATCGAGATTCGCATCGATAGTTCCGATTGGGTCAAGTTGTGAAATCTTCCTATTTGGCATTTCTAAGTTTTGTTAATTTTGCTTGGTTAGCCATAATAATCTATAATCCTTCCTCCGTCCTCTAATAATAAAAAATCTCCGTTCTCTTGCAACAGAAAAAACGCCTCCAATGCATCTACCTCATAAGTCCTTTTCTCTAAATCCACAATATGACTTGTACCCATATCCCTATTTGTAACAAAGATTTTCTCTTGCTCTGTTACATCATGAGTTTTATTGTACTGAGTATGGGTATAAATCTTCTTCATGATACTTCGTAGAATAACTCATCGTTAACCAATGGGATAACTTTTAATATTCCTGATTCTACCAATTCGTCTGCATTGTTAGGATTTAGGTTTGTAGATGAAATTTGAGCATAGATTTTATATTCGTGTTCACCTATCTCCAATGTCTTTGCGTCTGTTGCTCCCTCATCGAATAAAAATTTGTTATATCGCTCCGTGTGGGTTGATACATCAGTCAATAAAAAATTCTTAGTAGTATCTGTAAGCCTTGATTTAATTGAAAATAAAAAATATGGGTTAGCAATTGTAACCTTTTCCGTTGCCGTAACATACCAATAAACAGAATCTTGCTTGTTAACTACTAACATCAATTATAAATAGTAACTACAAACAATTGTAATAAAAAAAGGGAGAACCGAAGCCCTCCCCTTTCAAACTATGAGAAACCTATAATCAGATGCCTAATGTGGTCAATACACCGCTCTGTACTTTGTATGGGGCTTCAGATTCGATTGCGGAAAGAGTTACCTCATATCCTGTTGAATCTCCCATTGCAGTACCTGTGTTTGCAACCATCGAAGTAACATCACATCCGTACTCGTAACCAACCAAGAAAGCGTCATCGTTATTGGTTTTTACAATCGCATAGCAGCGACCTTGTGCCAATAATTTCATTTCGTTTCTTTTAGCGGTTGACAATCTACGAAGTTTGAACGCTACGTCTGATTGATTGAAAACAGTTCCGTTTTCTACACTTACATTAGTAGTTGTAGTCATAGAACCCGTACCCTTTGGAAGTTCGTAATCGAATACATCGCCCGAAGTCAAAGTGGTGGCAGTTACCTCACCACTTGCAACGGTAAATTTAGAAGCAACCCAATTCATTAAGTGGATGCTCTTAATACCTCCGACTGAATCTTTGCAGTCTAAGGTAAATCCTTGTGTGAGTAAACAAGCCATTTAGTTAAAGATTAAAGGGTGAAATAAACGATTTCAGCAGGGTAAGCAACCTGTACTCCGTATTTGAAAGAAGCACGGAATCTTACTTCGTCGTTGTCTTCGCTATACCAGAATTTGTATTGCTCCTCTTCGTTAGCAAGGTCAGTTCCTACGAAGAAGTTGCTCAAAGAACCTGCGATGATTTTGTTAGTTCCGTTCAAACCACCAACTGCGATAACTTTCATGTTAGAACCGGGGTAAACCATTTCCATGTTAACAGCAGCCTCAGGAGTGTAGTGGAACAAGTTAGCGTTCTTCAAGTTAACCAACATCAATTTGAACACGTCTACTCCAACGAAACAAACTAAGTCAGTCTTAGAAGCAACACGTGCAGGTAATACTCCGTAGATTTGGTCTAAGATATCGTCAATATTAGCGTTAGTGATTGAAGTGAAAGTAGTAGGAGCAGAGTTACCCAAAGTTGGAGAAGAACCGCTAATTACTTTTACGAAACCATCGAAACGATTGATGTTAGGGTCACCACTTGCAGTGTCACCTTGCCACATAGCGATTTCGATTTGCTCAGCAATAACGGCAGCCTTTTCAGCACCGAATTGAGCCTCGAAAGGAAGTGCAGTTGCAGAACCGGGAGCGATTTGAGTTTGCATCCATTTAGCCTCTAAAGTCTTAGGGCAAAGAGTTTCTTCAACTTTAACCGCACCAACAGTGATAGCACGTTGAGTTAAAGTAGTAGTACCGCTTGGGTTGTAACCACATCCGTCGGCTTGGAAGAACACGGTAGAACCTACCAAAGCCAACTTAGAAGAAGATTTGATGCCAGGTTGAACCTGACCAGCAGATTGCATTACAGAAGCGGTTTTAGAACCGAATAATGCTTTTACTAATAATTCGGATTGTTGCTCATTAGTGTAGTTAACCAATCCTGATACGTTAAATGCCATTGTTTTATTTATTAATTGATTTTGCGAATTTTAAAAGATTTTCAAATTGTTGCTCTTTCTTAGATGGAGCGATAGGAGTTTTAGTCGGTTCTGCGCTTGGCATTTCTGCTAACGCCTCAACCAAACTAACTACTTTAGACATTGCCTCTTTAACAGATGCTTTCTCAGCGATTAAAGCGTCAATCTTTGAGTTTAATTCTGCGATTTTTTCGTCAACTCTTAGGTTAACAGATTCGATTGCAGAATCAAATTCGTTCATTTGAACTTCAACCTCAACTTCAGGTTCAACGATTTCAGTTACAATACCACCAACGGTAGTAATCAACATTCCACCTTCTACTTCGTGAGTTGCATCAGGAGCGGGGATATCACCCTCAGCGGTTTCTACAAAGATTGTAGTACCTACGGATAATTCACCCTCC